GCTGTATTAAGTGAGATAGCTGCATGCTGCAACTCATTGAGAGGTGACTTGGTGGACCTATAAGCTAACATCTTTTCAATTGATTGTTCGTCTATAGGACATACGTACCTACCATACTCATCATTCCATTCAAAACGTCTCTTCACAAAAGTAACATCAGTAATTCCCTTATATGACATATCCATACTATTTTTGTCAGCGGGAGTGTAGCTGATGCCTACTGAGCCAAACACTGAAATAATATTTGTCATATTGAACTCAGGAACACTTGGCGAAATATTCATCACATTATCATCACCCATTGTTATAAGTGCAACATGATTTGAGAAGCGCAGTTCTGGATAAATTCTAGAAAAAACGCATCTCATATACAATGAATTCTTAAGACAATTTATAAGCAGCGTGATCGGAGAGCCAGATGGTGTAATACCAATGAACATCAAGAGAGCTGACCAATAATACACAACAGAATAAATCGTATCCTTTGAGCCCGCCCGCATCATAAGCTTATGCTCCTTAGAACACCCAAAGTATTCCGCCAGCTGGAGGATCACATCAAACACTCCCAATAAAATCTCCTCATCATCATATTCATCAAACCCAACATAATCACCATCCAACACATCTGGCCCATGCTGTGTGAGATAGGCGGCCAACAAATCCCATTCATCCGATTCAGCATTCATACCAGCAGCTGACTCAAATACGACCGGATTAGATTGCACCAGTATGGGAAACCATAAAAATAACATACGCATAACACACGTCCATCCAAATTCAGCCCCGAAGAATATACGGTATTTGCCAATCTCATCCTTCGCAGGTGATAATACCTCATCTTTGGGAGACGCTGTAAATATAGGATGAACCATTTCTCCTTCCCTATATTTCCGCAGTATGTCAGCCACTCGTGCCTCGATAATGGGGTGTAATGATCGATTCCCAGGTTCTCCACGAACATAGTAAGCTTTACCGACATTGTGAGGCCATCCAGTACTAGTTGTGAAATCCATAGCTTTAGCTTGTGGCAAACCGGGAATACCGTTTAGTGCCGTATGTACGTCATATATACGAACATCAAATGCTTCTGCTGGGATTCGTTCTTTGATCATTGCCACATAGTCAGCTACAGCACGAGCCACTTCCGGTGAGCTAAAATACTCATTATCATTAATACGTCTCTCCAGACCTATATACCAAGGCTTCCATGTAGACAATTGTGTGGGTATAATCTTAGAAGGGCTCAGTTGCATTACACGATGAATAGCAGATTTTACTAAATTAGTTTTGTAGCGAACTGGAAATTTAGTTATACCTCCCAGTACATTGTATCTGCCACGCTGCACAAAATTAACCGGATGTTTCCTGTGTACAGGACCAAATTGATTTGAACCCATGTATAGAGCACCAGGAATGATAGGTGTACCTAAATACTTGATAGCCTTCTCAATAGAACCTAACATGATTGGCACACACCCCCCTGTACCAGCATCACCTACTGAGTGAATGCCTATCATTACTGGCCCCTGCGGCAAATGTGCAATCCAGGGTCCTCCACAATCCCCGGATTTGCTATCACACTTACCAACGTAGGCCTCAAATGGTGTACCAGCTGGACGATCCATAGCCATCTGAAGTTTTGCGTCGCTAAAATTTCTATGTGCTGGTTTACCTCTGTCATCACATAACAAGATACGTCCGTTAAGTGGTATGTTGAAAAACACACTTGGAAACAAGCCACGCAAATCGCGAACAGGTGGCAAGCCTGCAACGTAGATAACGGTAATATCATACCCAATAGCAATCATACGCTCCCTTGAGACACGAATCTTCTTGGAAGCATCACTGATAG